GGAACAAACAAAAGTTTTCAAAAATAGAGATCCAAAAGGCTCAACAATTTATTGATGTGGAAGCAGTTGACACAAACTACAACTGTAATTAAATATATATAGTATGTCAAGATTAAAAAGACCAGTACAAGAAAATGAAAATCCTAATCCTGCAACAAAGTTTTTGCAATGGAAATCAAATGACCAATGTTTTGAGTTCTACAACAAAGAAGCAGGAGAAAAAGTAAAGGTTGAACTACCATTAAAAGTTTTGTTTCTAGAACATTATCACACTGTTAAAGGTTGGAGCGATAGCGCAAACAGTGGTATCTGGAGCAATGAAGTTTATTCTATTGGTAGAGAAGAATTTGAGGTTAAAAGCTCAAACGGTACAATCTGCAAAGGTGTCTACAAAGACAACAGAAGCATTATTAAAAATGCAGGTGGTGTTTATCACAGAAGTATTTATTGCATGACACCAGAAGGAGAAATTGTAAACCTACAACTTAAAGGAGCTGTAATTGGTGGATTGGATGCTGATGCTTCAGTAGATGGAACAACTGTTAATGGTTGGAGTGATTTCTATTCTGGAGATAAAAAGAAAAAAATAAAAGGGGTTTCCCATTTATTAGATAATCAATGGATTGAAATCAAACAAGCAAAACAAGGTAAAAAAGGTGCTGTAAAATACACCATACCATTTTTTGAACTTGGTAAATCAATTACACCTGCGCAGGATAAACTTGCAAACATAGCTTCTGAAAAATTACAGAGCTATATGGATTCCTACTTTACAAAAGAAGTTGTAACAGAGGTTGAGGAAGTTGAAGTGTTAGCTGAAAGTTTAGAAAGTTTAAACTTTTAACAATGGTTAAAGAGATGTTTTTTAAGGTGCGTGAAGAAGAAGTTGCGCACCTTTTACAAGAGGTTGAAGATGGAAATATACCAGCACTATCAACTTATGGAAACCTTAAAAGATGCCAAGCACTATACGCAGAAGCAATTAAGCAAATAGAAATTTATGCTTTTGATGAAGCTAATAATTATTCTGAAAAAACTTTCAAAGATTCTGGTTTTGTTTTCGAAAAAAGAAATGGCGGTATTCGTTTCTCCTTCAAACATATTGAAGAATGGAATGAAGCTGAGAAAACAAAAAAAGAAATAGAAGAAAGATCTAAACAAGCATACTTCGCTATGCAAAGAAGTTTACTAGTAGGTACAGAAAATGGTGAAATTGTAGAAGTGCCAAAAGTAACATACACTAAAGATTCACTAATCGTAAGATAAAATATTATGGTAATTACAAGAGAAGCACAAGAAAGAATTGTTTCAGAATATTCAAAAGAACACACAACAAAAGAAGTATTAGGGTTCATTGATGGAATAGATGCAACAATATCTTTAATGATAAAAATACAAATGGATCAAAACAAATTTTATAAAAGCCTACAACATGATAAGTAAAACACAAAGAATGAAAGAGTTTTTAGACTGGATGCAGAATAAAGTAAAAAGCATCCATGTAATGACAAATCAAGAATTTGTAAACATACTTGATAAGATCTAAAACGCAACACTTCAACACTTTTTTGCCAATATTAGATTTGTCTAGAAAAAAAAAAAATTAAAAAAAAAAGTTTTTCAAAATTTTTTTTAAAGTGTTGCAAGTGTTGTTTTAATCAGAAAACCTAATAAAGACAAGGTTTTTCAGCGCAACACTTTATTAAATAATGTGTACTAATGCAACAGTTAAGTGTTGCGAAATCAAAAAAAATGATAATCACGCTTTTTAAGAACATAAAAGAAACAAACACACCTTACCATCTGAATATTGATGATGTCTTGTTACGTATTAAAAGAGGGGATTCTAAAGAGAAGATTTTAGCAATTAGAAATGAAAAAGAAAAACAAAAAAGACAAGAACTAAAAAAGAACTTACCTTCTATTTGTTTTTCTGGTACGTTTAGAGAACGCTCTGCTAAAAAAATAATAAACCATTCTGGCTTAATATGTTTAGACTTTGATGACTTTAAAAATGAGCAGGATTTAATTGATTATAAGGCTAGTTTCTTACAAGATAAATTTGTATATTGTTGCTTCATATCGCCTTCTGGAAATGGTTTGAAAGTGTTGGTTAAAATACCAGCAGAAAAACACAACCATAAGAAATACTTTGATTCTTTAAAGGAGTATTTTGATACCTCACATTTTGATATATCTGGAAGTGATGTAAGCAGGGTTTGTTATGAATCTTTTGATCCAGATATTTATGTAAATAAAGATTCAGTAGTATTTAATGAAATATTAGATACTAAGGAATACCTGCATCATGATACGGATAACTTTAAAGTGCCTCTTAAAGAAAAAGGGGAAATCATAAAAAGACTTGACAAGTGGTTTGATAAGAACTTTGGTAATGTAGCTGGAGAAAGAAACTCTAATATCTTCAAGTTAGCTTGTGCATTCTCTGAATTTGGTATTGACCAATACAGCACTGAAACACATTTTTCTAAATTTATTGAAAAGGATTTTACTAAAACAGAAATTCAACGTACCATTCAATCTGGTTACAAAAAAACCAAATCTACATTTGACACCAAATACTTTGAAGATAACGATATTACAGACTATGTTAATAGACAATATTTATCTGGTGTTTCTCAAGAGAAAATAGAAAAAGATTTAGAATCTAGGGGATATGATGCAGAAGATATTGATACTGTTATCACAGAAGCCAAAGAAAATGAATCTATTGATATATTTTGGACTGTTTCTTCAAGAGGAAAAGTTACTATTATCTCCAAGAAACTTAAAGACTATTTAAGACAAAAAGGATATTACAAATTTTATCCAGAAGGATCTGAGTCTTTTGTATTTGTAAAGGTAGAATCTAACTTAATAGATTTTACAACAGAGGATAAAATCAAAAGCACATTATTAAAGGAACTGGAAGAAAATAAACAATATGAGGTTTATGAATTTCTAGCTGTAAACACAAGATATTTTAAAGAGGACTATTTAAACATTTTAGATGCCATCTCCGTATCTATGAAGCAAGACACTAGAGAAGCAGCGTATTGTTATTATAGGAATTGTATTGTAGAAGTTACAAAGAAAGGTTTAGAAACTATAAAATACATTGATTTAGATGGGTACGTTTGGAAAGATAGCGTGATAGATAGAGACTTCTCAGTATTAGATAACCACACAAACGATTATCAAACTTTTATACGCAGAATATCTGGAGACAATGATAATAATGTTTTAAGTTTTGAAACTACTATTGGCTACTTAATGCACGGTTTTAAGAATAAAGGATATTCTCCTGCTGTTATTTTAAACGATGAAGTAATCTCAGAGAACCCAGAAGGAGGAACAGGAAAAGGAATCATTGTAGATGCTTTAAAAAACTTAAAGAAGGTAGTTATTTTGGATGGGAAATCCTTTGATAAAAACAAATCATTTGCCTACCAAGTAGTAACAACATCAACACAAGTTTTAGTATTTGATGATGTTAAAAAGAAGTTTGATTTTGAAGGTTTGTTTTCTTTAATCACAGAAGGGATCACTCTGGAAAAGAAAAACAGAGATGCAATAAAATTAGACTTCTATCAATCTCCAAAAATTGTTATTACAACCAACTACGCAATTAATGGTTCTGGAAACTCACACGAAAGAAGAAAGTGGGAACTTGAACTAGCACAACACTACAACGCAAAGAAAACTCCTTTTGATGAATTTGGTAAAATGTTACTAGATGACTTCTCAGATGATGAGTGGTTACGATTTGACAACTACATGATTTCAAACCTGCAAAAGTTTTTAAAGCAAGGCTTTGCAACTCCAGAATTAAAGAATTTAAAAACAAGAAAGTTTATTACTTCAACATCTTTTGAATTTCACGAATGGGCAGAGGATGAACAAAATACACTAATAAGAAAATCAAGAGTATCTAAATCAGAACTGTTTGATGATTTCATAGAAGAATACACAGACTATAAGAAATGGCTAAGAAAGAAAACCTTTCAGAATTGGCTTAAACAATTCGCAAAGTTTAAAGATATAAACTATGAAGAAGGAAACACAAACGGAACTCGCTGGTGTGATTTAGGATTTAAAGAACAAGAAATAGAATTAGAAGAAATACCATTTTAAAAATATGATAGAAAATTTAGAAATATTAAGGAATTTAATTATTAAACATTTCAATGTTGATCCATTGGATAAAAATAGAGCAAGAAATATTGTAGATGCAAAAAAAGTTTTTACACTAATTGCATTCAATGAAATAAACGGATTCAGATATAATTCAGTTTCAAGATACATGGGTTACAATCATGCTACATTAATACACCATGTAAAAACAGCAAGAGATTTATTAGAATACGATTTTAAATTCAAAGAGATGTACTCAAAAATAGAATCAGAATTTTTCTATTTAAATAAATCTATAATCAAACAAGAAATAGAAGCAGAGCTAATTTTATTAGACATCAGAATAAATAAACTCAAAGAAATGTACCGCCAAAACGATGAACACAGTGTTGCAGTTTAGAACCTATCAAGAAAATATAATAGAAGAAGGTACTAAAAGACTTTCAAGGCTTCGCATCATACTTTTAGCGATGGAAGTAAGAACTGGTAAAACACTTACTTCTCTAGGGATAGCTGATAAGATGGATATATCATCTGTTCTGTTTATCACTAAGAAGAAAGCAATCTCTTCAATTAAAGCTGATTACAAGCTGCTGAATCCTAGCTATTCAATTAATATAACAAACTATGAAGCAGTACACAAAGTAACAGCAAATGATTATGATTTAATAATTGTTGATGAATCTCATTCACTTGGTGCATTCCCTAAAGCATCAGTTAGAACAAAACGTATTAAAGAGATTATAGGAAGCAAGTACTGTATTCTATTAAGTGGAACACCAACACCAGAAAGCTGGTCTCAAATCTTTCATCAGTTTTGGATCAGTGAGTATTCTCCATTTCCTCACAATTCATTTTATGCTTGGGCAAAAAGTTATGTTAATGTAACACAGAAATTTGTGGCACATGGAAACAAAGCCAATGATTACTCTGGAGCTAATGAAAACCTAATTAGACAAAAATTGTCCAAATACATTATCTCATTCTCACAAACCCAAGCAGGTTTTACATCAAAAGTAAACGAATATATCCTTGAAGTAGAGATGAAACCAACAACATATAAGCTCGTTAAAACCATTGAAAAGGATTTAGTATATGAAGGGAAGAACGGTGGTGTAATATTAGCAGATACACCTGTTAAATTAATGCAGAAAGTACATCAACTATACAGTGGAACTATTAAGCTAGAAGATGGTAGTGCAACTATTATAGATGACAGCAAAGGATTGTTTATCCAACAGAAGTTTCAAGGAAAGAAGATAGGAATTTTCTACAAGTTTAAAGAGGAATTAAAGCTATTGCAGTCAGTCTTTGGAGATGAGCTAACAACAGAACTTGATGAGTTTAACACAACCAATAAAAACATAGCATTACAGATAGTATCTGGCAGGGAAGGGATTAGTTTATCAAAGGCTGATTACTTGGTGTATTTCAATATAGATTTTAGTGCAACAAGTTACTGGCAAAGTAGAGATAGGCTAACAACTAAAGATAGGATGCAGAACGATGTGTATTGGATATTCTCTAAAGGTGGATTAGAGCAAAAGATATATGAGAGAGTATTAGAAAAGAAATCATTTACAACGAAGCATTATGAGCGAAGCACAATATCAAAACAAGTTAATCAAACAATATGAAGCTGAAGGATATTATGTCTTAAAGCTGATTAAAACGAATAAGAACGGAATACCAGATCTATTGGCTGTAAAGCCAAACGATGTTAAATTCATCGAAGTAAAAGGAGCAACAACTCCTGTATCAAAATTACAAGAATATAGAATTAAAGAACTTAAAAAATTAGGATTCGATGCAACAATTAAAAGAGCAGAACATTAATCTTCCAGACTTTATCACAATGACAAATTATTGTGAAGAAAAAGGTTATGAAGTAGAGTTTATTAAATCAAGAAAAGGTATTACCTGCGATATATACAAAGGACAAGAACTACTAAAGTCTGGATCAATAATATTTGAATCATGTATTGAAGCACAGAAAGACAGTTACTCTAAATTATATAAAGCACTTAAAAAATGTTAGAAAAAGTTTACCAAGACCATAACAAATGGATTAACACAGCACTGAATTTTGGATGTACTAAAACAGAAGCTGAGGATATTGTTGGAGATATGTATGTTATCATAGGCTCAATGCTTAACAAAGGTTTAGATATTTCTTATGGATCAGAAGTAAACTATTTTTATATATACAGAACATTAAAAACAAACTTTCTTAAAATGTATAATAAGAAGAAAAAAGAAAATAAAACTTCTATTGATTTAGTAGTTAATCTTTCAACTGGAGAATACATTGACTACAACGAAGCTAACCAAGTTGTTGAAGCTGAATTGCAAAACCTACACTGGTACGATCAAAAAGTATATAACATGATACAAGATGAATACTCAATTACAGAACTATCAAAGAAAACCACAATATCATATCATTCTCTATATAATACATTCAGAAAAGTAAAAGATAGATTAAAAGAAAAAGTAAAATAATATCATGAGCAAGGAAACAGAACACCTACTATCTAATAAAGTAAATTCAGATAGACTACAACAATCAATAAAAAATTCAGATATGCACAAAGAACCATTAAAAATCACATTAAAATTTTATGACAAAGAAATATCTACACAAGTAAATCATTCAGATTTAACACTTGATGAACTTCACGAGTTATGGCTTGAGATTGTCAGAGGTATGGGATACAATAGCAATACAATATATGAATTTTATGAGTAGAGATACCAGCAGTAAAGATGAAAACAATAATTAAAGATAGTAAAAACAAACAATTATGAACGGAGAAATATTTATTTTATCAATAGGATTAGGAGTGTTAGGTTTTGCATTAGGATATGCAAAAGGTAGCGAAGTAATGACAAGACATATCAGAGAATCTTTCAGAGATGAAGGATATGATTATAACAAGTTTCACGATGTAATTAACAAATAATGAAACTTTTAGAATTATTTGCTGGGAGTAGGTCTTGGGGTAGAGTTGCTGATGATTTAGGTTATGAAGTTTTTTCAGTCGATTGGAAACAATTTGAAGGAATAGATTTAAAAATAGATATTGAAGATTTAGAAGAATATATGTTGCCGTGGATTCCAGATGTTGTAATTGATGGGAGACCATGTACAACTTATTCAATGGCTGCAATTTCTCATCACAGGTACGAAGATGGTAAACCAAAAACAGATTTTGCTGCTAAATGTGATAGAATGAATATAAAATTAAACAACCTGTATAAAAAATGGAATTGCATATACTACATTGAAAACCCTAGAGCTATGTTACGAAAGATGTATTTTATGAAGGGAATGGATAGAACAACAGTTACATATTGCAGTTATGGAGATACAAGAATGAAGCCAACAGATATTTTTTCAAATAATATTAGAGATATGTTTAACCCTAAAGGATGGCAACCTAAAGCAATGTGTTTTAACGGAAACACAAAATGCCATCACGAAGCAGCACCAAGAGGCAGCAGAACAGGAACTCAAGGTTTAAAAAACAATTATGAAAGAAGCAAAGTACCTTATCAATTATGCTTTGATATATTAAAACAAACATTAATAAAAAATGAAACTTGGAAACTTAATAGAACGGATCACTTACTACACAGGAATCAAATGGATTGTTAAAAAGATATTTGGAGAAGATTGTGGATGCGATAAAAGACAAGAAGAATTAAATGATATCGAGTTATGGTAGAAGATAAAATTATATGGCAAGGTGTTAAAGAAAGAACAACTTCAAAAATGAGTAATGAAGATTTTAAAATAATGTGCAGACTTCATGCAAAGTATTTTAATCACAAGTATTCAGAACCATGCACCTGCAACAAAAATAGATTAAGACAATGGATAGAACAATTAAATAATAAAATATGAATGGATTAAAAATAGAATATACTATTGATAACTTTTCTGAATTAATAAGTGTTGATGATTATAACGAAATATATAATGAAAATTGTCTTGATACAATGGCAAGAATGGAGGACAACTTTATTGACTTAACAGTTACTTCACCGCCTTACGATAATCTAAGAACGTACAATGGTTATAGTTTTGACTTTGAGAATATAGCAAAAGAGTTATTTAGGGTTACAAAATATGGTGGTGTAGTGGTTTGGGTTGTTGGCGATGCTACCATAAAAGGAAGTGAAACTGGAACAAGTTTTAAACAAGCATTGTTTTTTATGGAATGTGGCTTTAAATTACACGATACTATGATTTACTATAAAGACTCATTTCAAAAACCTTCTCCAAATAGATATTGGAGTTGTATGGAATACATGTTTGTGTTTAGTAAAGGAAAACCAAAGGCGTACAATTTAATTTGCGATAGACCGAATAAACAAGCAGGTAAAAAAACAAGTGGTAAAACAGTAAGAAATGCAGATGGCACAACAAGCAAAAGAAAAGACGTTGTGATAAACGAATTTGGAAGAAGAACTAATATATGGACTTATAAAGTTGGGTATATGAAATCTACGACAGATAAAATAGCATACCAGCACAGTGCAATATTTCCAGAACAATTAGCAAACGACCATATAATAAGTTGGAGTAATGAAGGTGATTTAATATACGACCCGTTTATGGGAAGCGGAACAACTGCTAAAATGGCAAAGATTAACAAACGTAATTGGATAGGCAGCGAAATAAGTGAAGAATACTGCAAAATTTCAAATGAAAGACTAACGTAGTATTAATGCTAACAATTGGATATACGTATTACGTATATCCACATTAATTCAATATAACAAACTAAAATATATTAATCAACGTTTTAATGTTGGTAAATAAAATAATTACATAAAAAAAATAAAAACACCTTCTTTTTCTATTATATAATTAGTTAACTGATTTAAACTGATTATGGACAAGAGAGAAAACAACAAGGGAACGTTAGGAAATAAAGGAGGAAGACCATCTAAATCAGAGGAAGTAAAGATGATTGAAAGATTATCTCCTTTAGAACCCAAAGCATTTAAAGCATTAGAAAAAGGAGTGGAAAATGGGGACTTTAAATATGTCCAAATGTTCTATAACTATTATGCTGGTAAACCAAAAGAAACAAAAGATATTACAATTAGTTCGGAGCAACCCTTGTTTGACTTATAATGTTCCAAACGACAACAGCTATAAGAAAACTTCACGCTTTAGAAAAACGTAAGAAAGTTATTCAAGGGGGTACTTCGGCTGGTAAGACTTTTGGGATACTTCCTATCTTAATAGATAGAAGTATTAGAACTCCTATGCTAGAAACTAGTGTAGTGTCTGAGTCGATACCACATTTAAGAAGGGGTGCAATGCGTGATTTTTTAAAGATCATGATGGCAACAAATAGGTTTAAGGATAACCAATGGAATAGATCATCCTTAACTTACACTTTTACAAATGGTTCATATATAGAATTCTTTTCCGTAGAGCAACCAGATAAATTAAGAGGTGCTAGAAGGAATGTATTGTATGTAAACGAAGCCAACAATATACCCTTTGAAGCATATACACAGCTATCAATAAGAACTTCTGGAGATATATGGATTGACTTTAATCCAACAGCTAATTTTTGGGCGCATAAAGAAGTAGCAGGAAATGATGATGCAGACTTTATAACATTAACCTATTTAGACAATGAAGCATTACCAGAAACCATTGTAAAAGAAATAGAATCTGCAAGAGATAAAGCTAAACATTCAACCTATTGGAGTAATTGGTGGCAGGTGTATGGGCTTGGAAAGATTGGTTCTTTAGAAGGTGTATGTATTACAGATTGGAAAGAGATAGAACTTCCAACAGAAGCAAGATTACTTTGTGGAGGAATGGACTTTGGCTATCAAAATGATCCAAGTACATATATAAGATTATACAAATACAATGATGCGTATATCTTCGATGAAGTATTCTATCAAAAGAAACTTCTGAACATCGACATCTCAAACCTATTAACTTCAAACAATATACAAGAAGTAATATATGCTGATTCAGCAGAACCTAAATCAATTGCAGAGCTAAAAACATATAGGCACAAAATACTTCCTTGTACTAAAGGGAAGGATTCAATTGTATATGGTATTAACTTAATCAATCAAAACAAAATCTTTGTAACAAGTAGAAGCAAGAACTTAATAAAAGAGTTGCAGTCTTATACTTGGATGAAAGATAGAGAAGGGAACACTATCAACAAACCTATTGATGCTTTTAACCATTGTATTGATGCAGCACGTTATGCAATTTCTTCACAGTTAAAGAATCCAAACGCTGGTAAATACTTTATTAGATAATGGATAACCTGCAAATGATAGCAACAGTAGAATGTTTTATACATCACAAAACAGGCAAAGAAATACGCATTGCTAAACCAAACAAACCTAATCATTATCTACTTCTAGTAAAAGCATTTGAAAATTGTAAGGGTTTTTTCATAAAAATTTAACTTAAAAGTATTATATATATATGAAGATTGAAATCAACGTACCATCAACCCTAAACGAAATAACTTTAGGACAGTATCAAAAATATTTAAAGATAGCAGAAAGCAATCCAGAAGGTAATTTCTTGGATGCTAAAATGGTAGAGATATTCTGTGGAATACCTTTATCAGATAGCTATAAATTAAAGATGGCTAGTGTTGCTGCAATTACTGATATTATAAACTCCCTTCTAGAAGCTACACCAAAACACATTCAAAGGTTTACAATTAATGAAGTAGAATATGGATTTATTCCAGACTTGGACGATATGAGTTTGGGAGAATATATTGACTTGGATAACAACGCTAGTAAATGGGAACAAATGCACGTTGCCATGAATGTTTTATACAGACCAATTAAAACAAGTAGACTAGGAAAATACAATATAGAAGATTACGATGTAAACAATCCAGAGGCAATGAAAGATATGCCATTGGGTGCAGCTATTGGTAGCCTTTTTTTTTTCTACAATTTAGGAATAGAATTGTCGAATCATACGATTCTTTATTCCAGCAATCAGACGGAGATGGAGGATATTCAAAATCAGCTCAATTCGGAAGCAAATGGGGTTGGTATCAATCAATTTATGCACTCGCTAACGGATGTGTTGAACGATTTGAAGATATCACTAAATTAAATGTACATCAATGTTTTACTTTTTTATCATTCACAAAAGAGAAGGCAGAAATAGAGCAACAACAAATAAAAAATAAATTCTAATGAAGGGATTTTATCAAGTAACAGAAACAATAAAGAATCAATTGTTATCAGATGTAAATGTAAATACAGTTACAACTGGAGATATTACACGCATTGATTTAGGTAAGCAGACAATGTATCCTTTATCACATATTATCGTAAACAATGTTAGTAATGATGACAATGTATTGCGTTTTAGTTTATCTGTTTTAGCAATGGATATTGTAGATGTTTCAAAAGAAGAAGTGGTTGATATTTTTAAAGGTAATAACAATGAGCAGGACATATTGAACACACAGTTAGTTGTATTAAATAAGGTGGTGCAGGTTTTAAGAGGTGGAACATTATACCAAGACTTGTATCAATTGGATGGTTCTCCAAACTTTGAACCATTTTATGATAGGTTTGAGAATGAGGTTGCTGGATGGGCTTTAACTTTAGATGTATTGATTCCTAATGAGATTGACATATGTTAAAGAATGTACAGGAAGAACTTAACAGATTCGCAAAGTATGTTATTAGTCAATCAAGAGCTAATTTAACAAGAGGCAAAAAGAACGCTTCTAAAGAACTTTGGGAAAGTTTAGATTCTGAAATAAAGGTTTCTAAAAATAGCTTTCAATTAAGTTTCTTAATGGAGGACTATGGAGTGTTTCAAGACAAGGGTGTAAGTGGTACAGAAAAGAAATACAATACACCTTTTAAATATACAAATAAGAAACCTCCTGCAAGTGCATTTAGTCAATGGGTTATAAGAAAAGGATTAAAAGGAACAAGAGATAAAAAGGGAAAGTTTGTAAGTAGAAAGAGTTTACAGTTTGCAATAGCTAACACTGTATTTAGAAAAGGTATAAAACCAAGTTTATTTTTTACAAAGCCATTTGAGAAAGCATTTAAGAATTTAGATAAAGATTTAATTGAAGCATATAAATTAGATGTAGAGCAATTAATAAAAACAACAGTAAATAATAAATAATGGCAAACGTATTATTAAGAAGTCCCTATTATATTTCAGAAGATATTGGATCAGATTTATCAGCTAAAATAATAATTTCAGTTGGTGGTAATGTAGTATATACA